GAGTTGGTATAGAAACTGTTTTAGTTACACCACCGATAGTTTGATCAACACTAATTCCAATACCTGGAGTTGTTCCTATTCCTACTGATTGGTTTGGTGCGAAATAAATCTTACTATTTGGTTTCGAATCAAATCTAGTTGTGTTAACTGGTATAGAAATTTTATTTGGTAAAATATCAATAATATCTGATTGAGTATGTGCATATCCAACATCGGATCGCATTACTCTCATAATCGATCCTTGACCAAAAATATTTAAAACTGATACCAATTCACTACCGCTTATATTAAGGGTGCTTCCAACAGAAACAGTTGCTGGTATTTTGGAAACATATATATCTTCTATCTTATTTTGGACCACATTTGTTGCCATATCACTCAGTAGAGTAATTTGATCTCTAAAAACATTACAACTTTGTTGTCCAGCAAGTTTTGAAATATATGTTCCAATACCAGTAACCGTTATGATATCTGCATTAAATAAATCAAAATATGGATAGTAATATGCAAATATATTATTTGCAGACCATTCCAAAACAGTATTTTGATATTTCTCAATATTTGCATCAAATTTAACTATATTTTTCCCATTTATTTTTGAGACATATGCAGATAATCCACCACCATCATCAGATTCATCTGATTCAAAATAACAAATATCTCCTACTTTGTAATTTTCTCCACTTTGAATTATTTTAAATGAATTTATTTTTCCAGGAAGAACAGAATCTACATTTGCAGTTTGTTTAGTTATCTCATTAGACTCAACAAAAAATTCATAATCTGCATATTTTTCACTAACTTTATATGGAAAAGTATTTCTAGAAAGATTTGAATTTTCAAAATCATAATTTTGATCTATAATCCAATTATCATCAATTTTTTCAGATCTATAGTATGGTCCAACAAAGTATGGAAAAATTGCTTTAAATGGTTGTCCAGAATCAATAGTTGAAAAATAAGCATATATTCCATTAGGAAACTCTGGTGTTAAACAAAATCTTCCGTTATAAACATCCAAATCTCCACTTTCTGTAAAAACATAATCTTCTACAAAAAATCCATTAGGAAATTCAGAAGGCCTATCATATACGCTGCTTGGATTTATTGAATACCCAGAAGATAATCTTCTGATTGATGAATTTATATCAGTTGGATCTGAGTATCCATATGGACCATAAATTGGATTTCCATCATATGCCCAACCTATTATAGGTGAATGCTTAGATGCATCATCAGTAAATTCTTCTGTTAATTTAGGAGAATATCCAGTTACTGTATATTCTAGATTATTATTTAAATTGCTTAAATATTCATCACCAAATCTATTGTAATTATCTACAGTTAGAGATCTTAATGACGGTCTAAGTACAGATTTAGATCCTGCAGGAACAACACTAATAGTTGTAGTATCTGGATCATATCCAACTCCTTCTTTTATAACAATTACTTTATATAATCTATTATTAAGTATTACGGCCCTTAAAACACATCCACTACCAGTTCCATTTACAACTAGATTTGGAGTGGAATAATAGTCAATACCTCCAGACAGTACATTAACTTTTACTATTTTTCCATCTATAATATAAGGTTTTACTTGAGCATACTGTCCCGTTTTTATCGTTACTAGTGGAATATTTTCAAAATTAAGAATTTTAGATCCGTAGTTAACGCCTTTTTCATATAAATTTAAATATTTTATAGATCCAGTAACTATTGGAGTTGCTGTTATAGGTAAATTATATGTAAAAGTAGATCCATATGAAACTTTTACATTTACTTCAATATTTGGATATTTGAAAATATGAAAACGAGCACTCCCAGAATCTTCGAGTTTTACATATTTTCTTCTATTGAAATTTTCTTTATTTAAATTAAATTTATCAGTTCCAGCATCACATAATTTAAAAGTATCACTATCATTTTTAACAACGTAGTAATAATTTATATTTGTTAAACCAGAAATAGGATTACCATCAACACATTCATATAAAACAACATCTCCAGTTTCAAAATGATGATCTTCGAAAGATACAGTATTAAAATAAGTTGATATTCCTGAAGTTTTTACATAAATTTGATGATTTGAATAATTATTATCGCTATTTACAACTTTTATGTCAGATAAGACTAATTTTTCTTTAGTTCTGAATTTATGAATTCCACTATTTGGAGATGTACTAAATCCTATTGTATTAATTCCACTATTATAATCAGACAATGTTGGATATAATTTTACTGTTTTAGTATTAACAACCTGAGCATAGTAATAAGATCCGTTACTTAAAGTTTTTTCACTAATATTTGATCCTTTAAATGTTGCAATACCAATCTCTACATTTCCATTACTATCATAAATTATTGGTTCTCCATTATTAAAATTATGATTATTTAAAAAAGTAATAGTCTCATCTATATCTGCATCTATTCCTCCACCAGAAGATAAAAATCTTGAATCAAACTCAATAGATCTAGATCTTTTTTCGGTTACTGGCAATAAAGTAGCACCAGTTCCATTTCCACCAGTGATTATCGCAGAAACAACTCCATCTATATTAAAATCTTGAGGATCTACTAATACTTTTTTAATACTTCCAGAAACGGTTGCATTAACTAATGCCGTAGTATCCCCAGCTCCTGTAGATATGGTAATATTTGGAGGTCTTACTACATCATAGTTATCTCCGCCATTTATAACCTGAATATTTTTTAGAGGACCATAAAATATCTTGTCGTTTGATTTGAAATTATTAATCTCAACACCATTTATTAAAATACCAACATTTCCAGGATTAGTTTCTTGATCATAATTTTTAGAAATATTCTGAGTAATGTTTAACTTTTTAAGAATACTTTTAGGTGATATTTTTTCAGGTAAATCTTTTAAAAGTATAAATGTATGCGACTGATTAAGACCCTCTATCTCTTCAAAACATACAAAATTTTCTTCTGTAACATCTAAAAGATTTTCCCCTGGATCATCAACAATAAATGATCTAGATTCATATAATCTTATCTTATTTGGGGAATCTAATACTTTAATATAATAAACGTTTCCAGATACCAATCCTGGTAACTCTTGCCCTTCCGCAATATAAGTAACTGAATCTCCAGTAATAAACCTTACACTTTCATTAAACGATAGTATTGTATACTTTTTATAATTTGGTGAAGAAGGATTTTCTATTACTCCCTGGAAATATGAATTAACGTTAGTATTATAAGATACTGGAATAGTTGAAAAAATTGTTTTGGTTGCTATTTGATATGATGGTAAAGAATTTGATGATACATAAATTTCATTATCACCAGAATAAACATTACTAACATCAGATATAATAGAACCATTTCCATATATTAATGGAGTATTTAAACTATTTGCATATTTTATTTTCCTTCTTATATCATAATTTTTTGATATATCAGGAGTAAATCCTTGCAAATTAGTTAAATTAATCTCATTACTTTGAAAATTTATTTGACTAATTTGAGCATTTGACACAACAATAGTGTTAGAGCTACCTCTAACTAAAACATCTACATAATCGCCAACTTTCAAACTAGATTTTTCTATTTTACTTCCTAGTCTAAAAGTAGAACCAAATATTTTCAAGACAATGTGTCTTGTACTAGTATTATAAATGAATGAATTCGCTATTATTTGCTTAAAAGATTTATCGTCCGTAGGATTTAAAATATTCTCACCAACATTTTTAATGCCGATTTTATCACCTGGATATGAAAGAATTATATTTTCTCTATTTTCAATTTTTGATAAAGATCCAGTTACTCGCAATTCAACTTTTTTAGTAGTGTCTCCATTTTCGTAGGCATAAAGTATCTCATCAGATCTTATATCAGATTTTATTTCTATACTTTCTTCAATACCGGAGCATCCAAAAAATTGATTTACACTTTTTGAAGTATATGAAATAATATTATTTCCACATATTAATGAACCAGTGTTAGCAAATCCTATTGTAGAATCCACTGGAATTGTGGTTGAACCAGATAAGATATTATCTAAAACCTTGGTTTTTCCTAATACTTTGAAATTACCTTCAATTAAATCTTTATCATCATAACCGGAAAATAATGAAATTTTATAATATGTTTTTCCTTTTCTTGTTAATATTTCAACTTCCGAAATTGATGCTTGAAGTTGATCGTCATAATTCGCCTTTAATGTTTGACCAACTAAATTCAAAGGATTTCCCTCAGAAATTAACTCAACAATAATAACTTCTCTTTTTATAAATTTGGCAAAAGATGGTTTAATTAAATAATTCTCAAGATCTATAATTTTGGGATTTACCCCATATAATACTAAAAATAAAATTCTAAAAGCTTCATTAGTACCTTTTGATTGATAAAAGCTTCTAGCAGATTTTATAAAGTTATTAACATCTAGATCTGCGACTAAATTAATATTTTCTAATCCAGGAACTAAAGTATATTTTAATTTTTTATAAAATTCTTTCAAGAATAATGTACTCAGATTATATACCTGAGAATTTGCAGCATGCGAAGAGGCTGATGATGTTGAAAAAACTAGATCATTATTATAATTATTTGGCGTTATACTAGATGTTTCATTAGTATTTGAATATTTTGTTATTCCACTAAATCCTCTAATACATCCAGTAAATGTATTTGTTGTTTTTCCAGTATAAGTTATAATTTCATCATCAATTTTTAGCAATCCATATTCAGATGGAAATCCTTTAGTTGATGAAACTACAATAGTTTGATCAGTTATATCAATACTATTCTGTAATGTCGTATTATCATTTATAATTTCTGGTGTTAAATTATCTACTTTTAAATACGAATCTAAATTTTCAGCAAGATCCACCACTCCACTTTGGAATTCTTGCGAAATATAATATTGTTTTAAAAACTCTGCGGTTTTAGGAGACTCTTCTAGTAAAAATTCGGGAAGATGATTTGAAACAATTTGATGAATTTTTACTCTATTGTCAAAACTAGTTTCAATCATATTTTATTTCCTCTCTATGTCTCCATTAAAATAACTTGATGTATAATAATTAGTAACAAAATTAACTCCAGAAGTATCTTCTCCTGAAGAAATTACGTCCCTCTTCATATTTATTTTACTATTTTCAAGATTAAATTCTAAATATAGATCTTTTAATCCAATAATATCATTAGATTCTGGAATTGCTTGAACTTCCACTATATTATTTTCTTTTACTGTACTAGTTATAGTAACACCATTAATATTTACTTCCCCAGAAGTATAATTTACAATTCCTGCTGATTTCACAACAACTTTATATGTCCCATCTATATTTTTCTTTACTATAGAAATAAATCCTTTCCCAGATCCATCCAATGAAAGACCATCACTGGTTTTATTGGGAATATCAGTCAAATAAACTACAGAATCAATACCATCAATATAGAATCCTGTGCTTTTAATATTGTAACCATATGGATTAATATGGAATCTATTACCGAAGCAAAGTTCATATTGTGAGAATTGATTTATAAGTGCTTTTAAATTTCTTCTAATCCTAACTTTAGTGATATTTGAAGTTATAGAATCATCTACATTATCAATTATTTGAACAATCTTACTATACTTAAATCTTCCTCCAAATTTATTAACATTTGGAGTTTTTGCATAATTATATAATGTATCATATATGAGAGTTTTTAAATTATCAACATTAGAAACTCTATTTGAATTATAGTAAACTGATGAATCTACTTCAACATATAGAACTTTTAAAGGAACTATTTCTTGATTAATTCCTGCGACAGAATAATTCTTTAATCTATTCAATATTAATTCTTCATCAAAATCTGAGACATAGTCTCCATTTTTTGGTTTTATACTTATCAAAACCTTTCCAAATTGTGGTGGTGAAAGTTCCTCCCCACCAACTACGGAAACAGATTCTGCATTTGGATATATTTGTTTGACTATAGACTCATAATCTCCAGAAGTAACTGCTCTATATTGTGAAGAATATATTTTTGGAGCGTAATACTTTACTGAAGATAAAGATTCTATATCACCGCCATTTTTAGACGATGTAAGAGTATTTACTGTTATAGATTCATTTGGAATAACAGTTCCTCCTTCAGAATCTTTGAAAGTGCCTACAAAAGAAAAAATAGAGCATCCATTTCCTCTTTTACCATCTGTAACGATATAACTTACATTAACTGTAGAATTATTTTCTAGTTTTTTTCCAAAATATCCATCACCGAATAATAATTCATACTTCTCATCTTGAACTTCTTGTATGAAATATATTTCAGATATTGAACTAGTATTTAAGATATTATCAACCTTATTATATTTTTCTCCTAATCCACCAGTTTCTAGTGGTCCTCTAACATAAACTGATATTGTCGATGAATCAATAAATGAATTTTCGAGTACAAATCTCTGATCTAAAGAACCGTCAACCGTAAATTGTTTGGATAGAAGGGTTCCTTGATATATTATAATTGGTTCTGTCGATGAACCAAATTGCGCAACTCCATCAACTACAGTAGTTGTAATGTTTTCTGGAATTGAAAAAATATAAGTAGTTTCATTTACAGATCCAACGCAAACTACACCTGCCTGTAAAGTTATTGTTGGACTTGTTGTTGTTACTGGGACTGTAAAATATACTTCAGCGTTAGAAGATGTTCTAGATCTAGGAACATATCCTATGTTTCTAGCTAAAGAAACAACATTTTCTCTTAAAGTCGCAGAATCCAAAAAGGATTCATTAACGATCATATTAGAGTTAAATGCTGTAATATATGTATTGTATGCTAATGTATCAATTAAAACAGAAAAGTTCGATCCTTCAAAATCAAAATCCGTGAAATTTGAATTTGCACGAAGATAATCTTTAATAGATGTTTTTATCTGATCAAAATCTAGATTAGTAAATTTAGTAAAAGGCATTTTATCTTGTTGCCTCTAATATGAAGTTAAATTCTTGTGTTGGAAAATCTTGTCCAATGATTTCATAGTTTATTGTAATATCAAATGAGTTAGAATCTGGTTGAGGGTCTACAAAAACCCTAACATTAGTAACTCTTGATTCAAAATTGTTAATGGTTGTTTTAATTTGATCAGAGATTATTGATGCAGTACCAACATCCACAAATCCAAATAAACTAGATCTAACATTTGACCCTAAAATAGAGTTAAAAAATCTTTCTGTTGGTAGAGTTTCAACTAAATTTCTGACTGATTTGCGGATTGCCGCCTCATTTTTTAAAATGGGCAGATCCTTGGTTACAGGATGAGGTTCGAAAGATAAACTAATATCTTTGAATGATCTAGATATCCTTGTAATTTCCATTGGACAAAGATTTTTCTTTATTTATATTTACTTCCAAGAAAGACCATAATTAACTTCTGTACCATACTCCCAATCATCATAATCTTCATCATTTCTTATCTTTTTATGCAGATCAGATTGTTTTTTCAAATTGTGCTTTTTGGGATTATCATGTAATATTTCTTGAATTAATTGTTTTTCTGGTTGAAATAACATTTTTTTATCCTGTTTAGAGAAAACAGAACTTTTTTATAAGGAGGTTGCTATCTCCTTTGCTATCTCTCAACTTCTCTTAGAGTATATTTAGAAGAATTTAGATATTTTAACAATTCTAAGGCAATTAATCTTGGATTTCCATCTCCACAAGTATAAACATCAATGGCAATAGAACCATTTTCTGGCCAAGTATGACAAGAAACGTGACTTTCTGCAAGTGCAATTACTATGGTACATCCCTGCGGAACAAAACAGTATGTAAAAATATTCAAAATAGTCATTTTTGCTCTCTTGATGCCTTTTTCCATGGATTCTTGTATGGAAATTGCATCATTTAGTAAGTCAAAATCTATATTGTACACCTCTAGTAGGAGATGTCTTCCCATGGAGAACTGTTTCAATTCTTAGAATTCAAAAAAGCGTTATATTTATTCAAAATTTTGAACCTCATTTCTAGAAAATGTAGCATTTTTTTGAATTCTAATATCTTTATTCCTAAAAGTCCAACAAATTCCTCCATTATCGAGAAAGACCACCCATTCTAAATCGTGTTCTTGAGACCGATCAATTAAAAAAAAGGCCCAGCCATTACCTTTTGGTGTAACGACTGGGATCTGAGGGTTTAGTTGTAGCATAAGGACCTTATTTACCTTGTCCTCTGTACTTTTTACGTGCTCCATTACGAGAAGATGCAGCGTACTTAGTACCTCCTCCGTCTCCTTGACGAGATTTCTTAGGAGGCCCCGGAATATAAGAGCTCTTATTGAGACCGACTTTTGCTTTTGCCATAATTATTCTCCAGTAATTTCAGTTTCAAGTTCATCAGGACTCGGAGATCCTGTCTGATAGTATTCTAGCGCAAGATCTTCCATAATGTCAAAGTATTCATCCTCCGTAAGGTGAGAGTATATTTTCCTACCATTACAGAGGATGTTGTACCTTTCTGCCATAGGATCAAATAATCCTTGTCTTTTCGTGACCGACTCTAACACGAGGGTCACACCAAATTTCAAATCCTGCTTCTTTTGCATCAAGGCAGAAACTTACATCTTCTCCGCACATATCTTGAACTTCTCCTGATTCAAAGACTTGCATCTTGGGCGCAAACCAAGGATACTTCATTTCAGAATGCTCAAAGACGCCGTGTTTGATGAGAAGCCATCCAAATCCAGTATAATCTACTGTGAAGGGCTTACGACGCTTGGAAATACTCTCCAGAGTTTCGTGATTCATCACACCACCGTTATTGCGGAAATCATCCTCTTCTAACCAATGGGCGACTGAAGTGGTATTACCGTCCTCAGTACAATACCAGCCCGCTGCAATCTCTTTATCCATGAGAATTAATTGCCAAAATTTCTCAGTGTTAAAGATAATATCAGAGTCAATCCATAGTTGCCAATCGTATTTAAGTTTTCCGTCCCAGGGAATTTGATCTGGCCCTCTGAGAACATTTGCGCCCAAACATTTGCATCTTGCAAAATTAACCATTGATGAATAATCTTGCGAAATTTGGATGCTGGCGCCAGCCTGCACCAAGTCGAAGCACAGTTGTACAAAATTCTTTAGGTAAGTGTAAGATACATTCCTACCAGGTAGACAAAATACGACCGATTTGCCCCTTACCATTTCTTTTGCCGCTTGATAGTCCCATTCTGGTTCTTGGGTACTCATCGGCGTTTTTGCTTTTACAGTAAATCCTTTAGCCATACGTTGAAGATTTTAAGTCAATATCATACTTGATTATGTAGTATATGTCAATTCCTGGTTTTTTTGTAGGATAGATCCTCCTTGTTCACGGAAGATTCGGTAATACTCAGAAAATTTTGAATCATATTCCAAGTATTATTGAATTCTTCCTCCTGCAAAGATTTGTATATGCACTTATCCTTTAAGTAAATGCTATATTTTTCTTCACTCATCTGAGTCTTCTGCGATTATTATTTCGCCCCCATCCAAGGTTATTTTAATCTGAGTATCTTCGTACCAAGACAATTCATTTATCATCCACTCAGGAATACTAATATAATAGTCTCCGTTTATTGGATCAACTTGGAGAAATGCCTTGCTGTCATCGGATTTTTTTCTCATAATTTTTATATATTTTTTATTATATATTAAATCGACTTTTTTGAGTGTTTTTTACTGGGCGGAAATTTTTTAAGTCCCTTGAAATATTTGTCTGCCTTGTGTAACACTTTATAGTTTAGGGGTACCTTTCGATTTTAAACACGCCCCGCTATAACAAACCACCGCATAATACGGGCACTGCCAAACACGAACGAAGGCACACGGTAGACATAAAAAAGGGGCGGCGATTGCCACCCCCTCAGTGTCAGAAACGAACTGCCAGGTGAGAGTGAATCACGCTGCCCTCTGCCA